CCGCAGCGAACTTGGCGTTTAGCGGGTTTAGGCCTTTGAAATAGAGATTAACGGCTGCCGGCGTCATGCCCGCTTCGTCGGCGATTTTCTTCTGACTGAGCTTTAGCTCGTTCTTGCGGGCGAGGAACAGCGCATGCGCAGCCTCGCATTCGGCCAGACGGTCAGGAGGGAGGATTCGTTTCTTGGTCATGGCGCGAACATATACCAATGGTTAAAGAATTGGGAGAAACCATCGGTATGGACAGATAATCAACCGATGGTTAATATTCGGGGTATGACCAACCGAGGCCCGATCATGAGCGAGACCCCCCTCGACAAATTCGTTGCTGAAAAAGGGCAGTCCGAGGCTGCCAGGCTTCTCCGCGTGACGGCGCCTGCCATTCACAAGGCGCTCGTCGCAAAGCGGGATATCAGCGTTTTCGAGCTCCCCGATGGCGGTTACTCGGCTGTCGAGAGACGCCCTTTTCCATCCCAGGGATCCGCTGCCTGACGCCGTAAGCCGTCTGATGGTGGGAATTATGAGAGATCTGGCATTGCGCCAGTAGATGACTGAAACACCTGCGAATCCATCCAGTACCTGAATCGCAGACGAAAAAAAACCGCCTGGCAGGGCGGCTTTCTCTACAGCTTCATAACGGGTTTAAGCATGACAAACATCGTCCCACTTGACAAGTCCAGGGGGTTCACCCGGATGGACAACCAGCTCATGGATGGCCTGCTGGCTATCGATCTCCCAGCGCGGGAGATGAAGATTGTGCTGTACGTGGCCAAGGCCACCATCAACTTCGGGGCGGGAGCTCAACGCATCCCGGCAACCGACATCGCGAAAGCCATCCACGCTCACCCAGACACCGTGTCCAAGGCGGTTTCCAGACTGCTGCGCCGTCGCGTGTTGTTCCGTGAGGGTGGCGCCCGGGGCGACATCGGTTTGAATGACCCGAAGGACTGGATCTACGTTGATCCGAAACAGACTAAAACAGCCGACTCGGCTGAAGTGGTCCGAATCGGCTCTGAGTCGAAACAGACCAAAACCGCCGACTCCCTTCTTTATTCTAAGAAAGAAACCCCCTATGAAAATCTTCCTTCGGAAGATGTTTCATGCCCCCCCAAAGGGTCGGTCAATGGCGATCTCGAGCCTGAGCCAAAACCTGACCGCAAGACGCCATTCGGCCTGCCCCAGCTGATGGCCGACAACCCGCATCAGATCCCCAGGCAGCTCCTGGTCGACTGGCTCGCTCTGCGCAAAGCCAAACGCGCCGCTGTTAGCGAAACAGTATGGGCGACCGTGAACGACGAGTTGGCCAAGTGCGCTGAGGCCGGGATCACGGCGGTTGCCGCTATCACTGAGGCCCTATCCGCGGGTTGGCAGGGATTCAAGGCCGACTGGGTGATCAATCGCGTGAACGACAGCCGACGCAAGGCTGCCCCTGCCAAATCTAACCACCACGGCTTCTCTGGCCGCGATTACACCGATGGCTTGATTCCTCGGGAGGATGGTTCTTATGCGTTCTGAGAAGGTAGTTCATTTGGCCAGCATGGCCACGCCGCAAACCACTTCGATGGCCATGTGCGAGGATCACGGCGAGTATCTGGCGACTGTTACCCATGTCCTGAGTCGCACATTTCGGTCGCCATGCCCAGAGTGCAAGCGGCTGCAAACGGAGAAGGAAACTGCGCTGGCGGTCGAGCGTCAGCGTCATGAGCTGGCCTGGAAGCTTGGTGATGCCTTGATCCCGAAGCGTTTCAAGGACAAGACGTTCGCGGCCTACCAGGCCAACAACCCCGGCCAGATCAAGGCCAAGGCCCGTTGCCACCTGTACGCAGAAGAGTTTGAGCAAAACCTGGAGGCTGGGCGCTGCATGATCCTGGTTGGCAACCCCGGCACTGGTAAGACTCACCTCGGTGTATCCATTGCCCAGGCGGTCATGGCTTCAACCGGCTACACAGCGGTGTACCGCACCCTTGGCGGCATCCTGCAGTCCATCCGCGCGACTTTCGACGGAAGCTCCGGCCAATCCGAGGTAAGTATTCTCGAGGGTCTGATCAGGCCAACGCTTCTTGTGCTGGATGAGGTTGGGGCGAGCAGAGAGACCCCCAGCGAATTTGAGCTGAGCCGCCTGTTTTCGATCATCAATGGCCGCTACGAGAAGATGCTGCCGACCATCGTGATTTCCAACTTAGGTGTCAAGGAACTGCCCGCGGCGATGGGTGAACGCTCTGCCGATCGACTCCGCGAGGGTGGGGTGATCGTGCTGCCGTTCACCTGGGAGTCGCAGCGCGGCAAGGAGGATCTGTGAAGATGCGGCAGACCAAGTTGACCAAGGCCGCGCGCGGCCGCGAGTGCCAGGTGCGCATTCCTGGCGTGTGCAACGGCAACCCCGAGACCACCGTCCTTGCGCACTACCGCCTGGCGGGCACGTGCGGTGTCGGCAAGAAACCACACGACCTGCAAGGCGCCTGGTCCTGCAGCGCCTGCCACGACGCTTGTGACGGTCGTAGTCGTGACGTGGATCGAGCCACCGCGCGCCAGTACCACGCCGAGGGCGTCATGCGCACCCAGGCACTGCTGCTCAACGAGGGGGTGCTGATCGCATGAATGGTCTCGCCCTTCGCCCGTTCAAGGCCAAGCCGGCCCGCGCCAAGCCCGTCGACCGGGAAGGGCAGGAGCAGGCCGCGCTGATACAGGAACTGCAACTGCGCTACCCGCAAGCCTACAAGCTGATCTACCACGTCCCGAATGGTGGCCACCGCGTCAAGGCCGTGGCGGCCAAGCTGAAGGGGCAGGGCGTCAAGGCCGGTGTGCCCGACCTGGTGCTGCCGATGGCGCGCGGTGGGTACTTCGGCCTGTACATCGAGTTCAAGGCCATGCCGCCCTTCGATGCGCCGGTTTCGCCAAGCCAGGATGCCTACCTGCAGGCGCTCGCCGATCAGGGCTACCTCGCGATCGTGTGCCGGGGCAGCATCGACGCCGTCGAGGCTATTCGCGCCTACCTGCTGCTCCCTGCCACGGTGGCCGCATGAGCGCGACCCGTGAAGTGAAGCTGAGCGAGGCCGAAGTGCGCCGGCAGGCCGCCGACAAGTCGGTGCGTGATCTGCGCGATCCGCGTCACCCTGGCCTGTACCTGCGCTTCTGGAGCAACCGCGAGCGTGGTACCTGGCACCTGGTGCGCGGCAAGAAGTGGGTGCCGGTCGCCCGCTGGCCTGACCTGACCGTGGCTGCGGTGATTGCCGAGCTGCCCGCGCTGCGTCAGCGCCTGCTGCGCGATCCGGCCACAGCGCCGGTGGTTTCCGGCATGACCACCGTGGGGCAGTTGCTCGACTGGTACGGTGACCGCATGGCGCGCGACCGCTCACTGTCGGCGAAGCGCAAGGCCGGCGCCAAGTCCGCCATTGCTCAGCACCTCAGGCCGCGCCTGGATGACCTGGCCGTGGCCAGCGTGAATGCCGATGCCCTGGACAAGCACCTGATGTGGCCGTGCCAGGCCGAGGTGTCGCTGTCCTACCTGCGGCAGATGTTCGCGCTGCTGCTGACCGCCTTCCGCCAGGCCCTGCAACTGGGCCTTATCGAAAGCAACCCCATGGCCGGGATGCGCTTCAACGACTTCACCAAAGCCAAGATCCTGCCCAAGGCGGCTCGCCTGCGTGACGTGCAACTGCCGGGGCTCATGCAGCAGCTGGCCCAGGCCTTCGAAGCCGCCCCGGGTGACGCCATGCTGGCCCTGATGATGCTGGCCCACGGCACCCGGATCGGCGAGACCCGCATGGCGCGCTGGAACGAGATATCCCTGGCGGCTGCCGAGTGGTTCATCCCTGCGGCCAACGCCAAGACCCGCACCGAACACCGCCTGCCACTGACCGCCCAGGTGCAGGCGCTACTGACCCACTACCGGGCCATCCAGCAAGGCGAGGGCTATGAGGGCGTGTACCTGTTCCCGAATCGCCGTGGCCTGTGCCTTAGCGAGACGCAGGCCAGCAATGTATTCAAGCGCCTGGGGCAGGGCGATTGGACCAGTCACGACCTGCGCAAGGTCTCCCGCAGCGCCTGGACCGACCTCGGCATCGACGGCCACATCGGCGAGATGCTGCTGAACCACAAGCTGGGCAAGATCGCGAGCACCTACATCCACACCCAGGCCATGCAGCAGCGCCGCGCCGCGCTGGAGAAGTGGCATGCGTGGCTTGATCGGGTTGGCTTTGCAGCCATCCACGGCCTTACCAAGGCCTTATTTGAAATTTCGCAGAATTCGCCACAGGCCCCAGCAACCGTGGCACCGAGCGACCTTACCGCATTTGTAATTAGCGAGGATTCGAAATGAGCCAGAACATGCAGCTGGGCGATCTTGCGTTGACCCTCGTGTTTGACTCCGAGATACCCCAGGGCAGCCAGGTGGAGCTGGTTGAGCGCATTCAGAAGGGGCAGCTCTTGATCGGCAAGGACCGTCAAATGAAGGCGCCTACCGCTGGGTGGTATGTGACCCGGGCGGGCACGTCCGCAAAGGTCGCGTATGGGGATGCCGAGCTCATGCCACTCCACGGAAAGGGAGTGCCTACCCCGAAGCTTGAGGTCGAGGAGATCTGTTACCTCTTCAAGGTGCCGGCATGAGAGGAAACCACGGCCCATCCTTTAAAAAGGCCGTGATCGAGCTGTGCGAGTGCCCTTTGTGCCGTGGGAGAGCGGTCACTCAGGGTGTGTTTCACGAACTGCCATGCGACCACTGCAACGCCTCGGGCTTTGTGGCGGCTGCAACCGGCAAGGCTCTGCCCCTGGATGAGCTGGTGACCCAGCTCAGCATGAGGCTTCGGGCAGCGCTCAGGCAGATCGATCAATTGAAGAACCCTCAGGCATCCGGGCCTGAGGCGACATATCAGGGAAGCAACCGGCGCGGAGCCGGGGGCGGCAACTACACCGGGGATTAGGGGGAAGGACATGATTTACAGCAGCGTACTCGCGGCGGTCGTCTCGGCCCTGGCTGCAGAAGCGATCGACAACACCAGCAAGCAGGCTTGGCAGAAGCTATATGAGCCCGGCAGCGAAGACGGCCACGACATGGCAACCTTGAGTAGGTCGGTAGAGCGTGGCGAAATCAGCCGTATGGATGCTGACTGCTGGGTGTTCGCCAGGCTGCACAGCCAGCTGAAGCCGCGGCACTGGGATGTCCTGGTGGCGAGGTTCAGCACGCACAAGGGGCGAAAGGTTCAGTCGATCAGCCGCCTGATCCCCATGGTTGCCTCCCATGCTCCGAAGCTGTTCATCACCAGTGCAGTGACGGCTTGGGCGATCCCGAAGATGAAGGGCGCCGAGGGAAAGCGGTCGAGCGACATGATCGTGTTGCCGGCTCAGTTCTACGATATCAATCGGTGGGACCCGGATGCGCGTCCTGAGCGAACTCGACGCCGCTGGAGGAAGGGCATCGAGGACGTACTGAAGCAGATGGCCGATGAAGCACTGGAGGCTGCAGCCGACATCCTGAGCTACGAAGGTCTTTCGATGGAAAATGCCGCTTGACATCAAATGGCCGCATGGCCGATTATTTCTCCATCCTGTCATTCCTGCGCGTTGCTGAGGAATGGCACAAAAAGCCCGCCCATTGTGACGGGCTTTTTTGTGCCATCATGCTTCTTCCAGACCAAGAGGGATAAAGCATGGCAAGGTCCGTAGAGATTGATCGCTTTCAGGTGAGGACAGAGGACGGAAGGCTGCACACCGTTGTTCACTATCAGGAGTATGTTGGTCCTAGAGGCGATGAGCTCAAAGGCCTGCAGCGTTTCGAGACCCAGACTGGTAAAGGGGTGAACCGAGATGAGGCTGATGGCGACCTGTTCTATCTTCCAATTGGATTCACGGAGCCCTGGGTAGCAGCAAGACGCGTGTAATCAATGGTTACCCCTCAAGGCCTCAGCATTCGCCGGGGCTTTTGTTTATGCAGATGAATGCCATGGCTGAATGGCAGATTGCGGCGCTCGCTCCCACTAGGCCCGCTGAAATAGAACGAGAGGGAGTCAGCCGGGTACGCACCGGCCATCTGCACCAACTACAAGGCTCACCGATCTGGTGGGCCTTGTTCGTTTTCGGCTCCACCACGCCCATCGCCCCAAGCTGGGAGTGCTGTTGGGGCCGATCTACTTAGGCTCGCCATGACGGCGGGCCTTTTCCGTTCTGGAGCGTCAATGGGGCCGACCGACCCCGGCTCAGGACAGCCACCTGGCTGGGCAGATCGGGTGCCCCGCTGCCCGGCTTGAGCGTTGCGATGGTGTGATTCAGCGGCCCAGCTTTTCCATGGCAGCATCAGCCAGGAAAGATGACCGGCTCTTGACGTTGTGATCTCGCACGTACCGGTCAATTTGCTGGATCACAAAGCCCGGCAGGGTAACGTTGACCTTCTCGGTTTTCCCCAGGTACGGGGTGATGTCGATTTCCAGCATTCCCCAGCCCATATCAGCGAAGTCCGGATTATCTCGGTGCGCTGCTGCGCTGGTTGGCATTGGGATGGCCTGGCCGTTGCTGGCGATCTCTTCCAGCATGATATGAGCGACCTCGACAGCGGAGGAATATGCCTCCTCGAAGGTGTCGCCCGCAGTTACAGCGCCTGGAATATCAGGGATCTGGATGCCGGTGGCGGTGTTCTCGTCGCCCCATTCGATGCAGATTGGGTATTGCATAGTTCTCTCCTGCAGAGGTGCAAAGGGTGAAGCCGGGTTATTTCAACCCGGCTCGTTCCTTGATGCTCTTTACCGTGCCGATTGGCAGATCCTTTTTGGGGTGTGGCACTGGTATCGAGTTTGGGTTGTTGGGGTGCTTGAAGATGTGGTGGCTTCCGGTGACACGTTTCAGAACCCATCCAGCTGCTTCAAGCTCCTTGATCAACTGCCTGCTTTGCACCTCCGTCTCCTTGTGTGGTTGATGTGAAAATTATACCTCTAGGCGCATAACATGTAAATACAAAAGATGCGCCTAGAGTTATATTTATGCGGATGACACGCCCAGGCAGCTGGGCTAAGTCGGTAGTGGCGTTCAGTCAAACCCGTGTGGTCACTGATGGACAACGCGATGAGAGTCTGGGGTATGTGACCCAGCGATCCAGACCACCAAGCCGGGAAGCGCCGGCCCTCCGCACCCATTCCAAGGGCTCGCCATGATGGCGGGCCTTTTTCGTTCTGGAGCACGATATGTCCGAGCAGATCCTCGCCAAGCTTGATGCCATACAAACCACCATCGCGGACCTCCGTGCCGAGGTGGGAGGCCTGCAGGCGCAGGTCCTGACAAAGGCGGACAGCACTGCAGTCTCGGCGCTGTCGAGCACCGTTCGCGGTCACTGGAGCAGGATTACTTCTCAGGGCGGGATGATCACAGCTCAGGGCCAGGCGATCACTTCCCTGACGAGCAGGATCGACTTGCCATGCGGTTGCAATAAGGCGGACGCCACGGCAGAAACTGCCCTGGATGCGACTCGCATCCAGTCGTCGAGCGGGGCGATCTCAATTGATTTCGGCAAAGGCCTGATCACTGTAGCGAACCCGAACGGGCCGATCGTGCTCGGCAATCTGGACGCCGCTAAAGGTCGGCAGGTTTTCATCAGCGAGACAAGCGTAGCCTCTGCCGCCATCGCCACCGAGGTGTCTGCTCGGGCCTCTGCTGATGAGGTGTTGTGCAGCCGCATCGGCGCACTGTCCTCAGCGCTCAATGGGAGCGACTTGGCTGACGTGGTGCGCCAAGTGATCCGCAAGGAGCTCCAACCAGGCGGGTTGCTGCATCGCCGCTGATCCCATGCCCGCCATGAGCGGGTTTCATTGTGCTCCCCGCAACGGGAGGAATCGAGATGGCCCATATGCCGCCAGAGAAAGACCCATCCTTCTGGGTGCTGGTACTGACCGCCCTGAGAGAGAACGGCCTTGCAATGGGCCTGACATTCGCCTTGACCTGGTTGCGCATTCAGTACGACGGCAAGGAAACCCGCCCAGTCCGCCAGCTGATCGAGGCAACGCTTGGCGCGTTGATCGTGATGGTGGTTGGCCTGACCGTGAAAGAGTTCGGGCTGAGCATCGCTTGGTCGTTCGCCACCGCTGGCTTTGTCGGCGTGCTGGGCGTTGAACAGGCTCGCCAGCTTGGCAGGCGCTGGGCGGAGCGGAAGGTCGACGGCTGATCCGCGCCACAAAACAGACATGCGCCGTTTTGTGGCGCGAGGTAGAAGCTATGGATTTACCAAAAGACCTCGGGAGCGTTCAGCTGGCTGCATTTCAGAGCTATGCGCCGGACCGGCTCGAAAGCGCAATCCGCGAGACTGTGAGCCTCCTCAATGAACAGGCTGTGTTTCTCGCCGAGAGCAGTCTGAATCGCGTGCAGAAAGCTGGCCTCAGGTTCGTCGTGGAAAAGCTGAACTCCCATCTCAACCATCTGCTCAGCATCCAGCTTGACGTGGTTCGGTCTGGTTGATGGCAAAGGCTCCATACACGCCATGCAAGCTATACGTGGACGGCGCCGACGGCATTGCGGTTGGCGACTTCATCACCACGGCTGCCGGATCTGCATATCTGGTGCAGACGCTCCGAGTGAGCCGCACACGGCCCGAGCGCAAGCACATGGACTGCCTGCGCTGGCCGATAGCCGAGGTGCCGCCTGATGCGCGGTGCTATCAGATGACTTGGTACAAGAGATGAGGAGTACCGGCATGGCTAGGGTGCATGCAACGATCGTTTGCCGCCAACGCTGGTGGCTGAAGTACTACCTGGCTGGTGTGCTGGCAATTGCGCAGGTCACAGGGCGTGAGCCGAACCCTGGTCGGGTTGCTTACTGGGTCGGTCGCGGATTGAAAATTGAGGTGCACTGATGGCCAGGCTCAAGACGCTCGGCTCTCGCATCAAGGAGAGCGCAGGCTCTCGGGTCAAGGTGGTGAGCCCCGGCAGTTGGCGAAGCGGCATGACCAGCTCCCAGCGCGGCTATGGCTACAAGTGGCAGCAAGCCCGAGAGCGGTACCTGCGCGACAACCCGCTGTGCGTTTACTGCGAGCGGAACGGCCGCACAACTGCCGCCAGGGTTGTCGACCACATCGTTGCTCACCGTGGAGACATGGTTCTCTTCTGGGATCAGGCCAACTGGCAGAGTCTCTGCAAGCTTTGTCACGACTCCGTCAAGCAGGCTGAGGAGGCGTCGGGGCTGGGTGGCTGACACGTCAGCGGGTCGAGGAAGCCTGGCGCAGCGGGTTAGAGGCACGCCAGTGACGTGCCTCGAAAGGGGTAGGGGGGTTAAAAGCAAGGGATTCTCATCTAGCTAGACCGCCACCGACCCCACGTAGACATTTTTCTCCCCCCTGAAGGTTTTTGTTAATGGTGTTAACAGACAAACAGCGACAGTTTGTTGACGCTAAGGCCCGGGGCGCGTCCAACAAAGAAGCAGCGGAAGCCGCGGGCAGTAAGCCCTCGACGGCTGCTGCAGCTGGTTCGCGCTGGGCCAATGATCCGAAGATCGCATCCGCAATTCTGGCTCGTAGAGCAGAGCTCAGTGTTAACCCTGAGCCGAAAAGGCGGCGCAGCAAAGCGAAGGCCGATGAAGCCAATGAAGACCCCCTCGAGATCAATGAGGCCGACGGAGAGTTCCTAAGTTGCCTGCCTTCAACTGATGATCCATTGGTTTGGCTGCTCGCGCTGATGAACGAGCCCCGGGCGAAAGTCTTCGACCGGCGCAACGCTGCGCAGACCGCCGTGCCGTATATCCACGGGAAGAAGGCCGAGGCGGGCAAGAAAGAGCAGAAGGCGGAGGCCGCGAAAGAGGCTGGCAAGGGCAAGTATTCTCAAAGCAAGCCGCCCCTCACTGTAGTCAAGGGGTGACGCATGCTTTGGACCACGGCCTGCCCAGACTGGTGGCGGCGCCTGGCTGCCTGCGAATCAATCATCCCTGAACCGCTTTTCCCCCAGGAAGCAGAAGAGAGTCTTGAGGTTTTCAAGGGGCTGCGCATTGTCGATGCCCCAGGTAGCCCAACCATTGAAAGTGCATGCGCCCCATGGGTACTGGCTTTCGCAGGGGCTGTGTTCGGCAGCTACAACAGCGAGACAGGTGAACGTCTCATTCGGGAGTTCATGCTTTGCATCCCGAAGAAGAACAGCAAGTCGACCATCGCCGCCGCGATCATGCTGACGGCCCTGGTTCGAAATTGGCGCATGTCAGCCGAGTTCATCATCCTCGCCCCGACCAAAGAGATTGCCGACAACGCCTTCGTGCCGGCGAAGGACATGGTCAACAACGACGACGAGCTGAAGGACCTGCTGCATGTGCAGCCACATCTTCGGTTGATCACTCACCGTGAGACCGGCGCCACGCTGAAGGTGGTCGCCGCCGACAGTG